AGGAAAGTCTGGTCAGTCAAGGCTAGGGCCAGGATTTTATTTTGGAACCGGAAATCGAAGTTTACGTCTGCTGACACTTTATCGCCTCTACAAGTTTGAAATAATTCATAGCATCCAACGGGTTCCTCTCCAGACGTTTCAAAGTTTCGCGACACTCTGTAACGAAGCTGGGAGGTAACCCACCGGACTCTCTATCCAGTAGCTCCAAGAATTCTGGGTAGGAGACTAGATAGAGATGCGTGAATTGCCCGTGCATGAACCTGAATATGCCATGCGGTGTCATGTTTGCTTGATTTTTATGGTAGAGGAAATTCTTGTGATCTTGTTTTAGCAGTGCTTCTAGGTCAGTGTGGCATGTTTTATTTAGGGCGTCTTGCTTATTGGCGAATTTTTTTATCCAGTTTTGGAATGTTTTTGTGCCTTGCTCGCTGCCCAAGTATGCTGGCCGTAAGACGTTAGGGTGTTGCTTTGCTTGATCGAAATGGCTCCTCAGGTATAGTTTGATTTCTACGTTTAATTTTTTGGCGTTCAGGACTGCGCGGTACGCAGCTATTGCTTTCTTGACGTTTCTTATTCTCTTGCCAAAGAACGGAATGCGCTTACCAAAAAACTCTTCACACAGGGTATCCCAAGCATTTTCAAATTGCTGGAGGGAGGTTTCGAACTCTTGAGTGTTCGGAATTTCAACCCCAAAGTATCCCCCTGAAGGGTAGCTAGCCTTGTGTACCCCTCCCAGGGGTACCAAGGTGCCCCCCTCAATAGGGGGCACTACCCTTCGGGACGTTTCAGGGTTGCTTATTTTACCAATTTTTTTAAAAAATTTTTCGGTGACCTCGTTATCAACGACAGATACTCCTAAAACTTTTTCCGAAATATTTTTTTGGCCCTCCTCCAGGCTTTTAAGATACTGACTTTTACTGACAAAGGTTCTTGGATAGCGAGTCTTGCCGTCTGAGCAGACCACCGTGGCTTTAATCTCCATAAGTTTTACTCCGTGATAAGTAACCGAGAGCGGTTACTTAGAATTTGATAGTGGCTTGATTGACTTCAAAGCCTTCCCGGTGATAAAGCTCTACCCGTTCCAGGGTATGCTTTAGAAGATAGCTGTGAGAGTTGTCAATGAAGTCGTAGATCTCAACTTCGTTTTTCCCAGTAAGCTTTTTCCGTACCCCGCGCCCTACCCTTTGCAGCATTTGCTTAGAGCTCTTGCCACCAGAACTGAAAACCAAACCGTTGAGACTTGGTATATCTACCCCTTCGCTCAGCACATTGGATATCAGGATAGGGAATTTGCGCTCACGGAAATCCACTAGATCCTGTTTTCTAGAATCCTTTTCAGTCTGCCCGATGACGACTCTGTGTTCCACGCCAGCCACTTTCAACATGTCACTAAGGATTTCGCAGTGTGCTATCCTAGTGGAAACTACTAGGCAGGTCTTTTCTTGTTCTTGGAAAGTGCGGCATATTTCTACTATCATGCTGTTCCGCAAGGTGCTTGAAACAATACCGGCTTCGTAAACTTCAGAGTAATCGTCGAGCTTTAAAGGGAACTGGGAGGGAACATCAATCATGGAAATCACAGGCTTGGCTGACCAGCCCTTGGCTATCAGTTCTTCGTTGGTGACCGTAGCTATGACCGGCCCAAGCAAAGCTTTCACTCTCAGCGCTTCTGCTGGGTCACCGTGCTGCCAAGGGCTACCGCTTAACCCGTAGCGGTAGTTTGCATTTTTGAGCGCCTTTAAGACCCACCTCCAGGTCTCAGCGGAGAGGTGATGGCATTCGTCTACAATCACGGCTTGGAAGGTGGCGGCAATTTCTTGAAACCGGTCTACGACTTTTTGGTTGGCTACTTTACCCGCGCGGTTTTTGCGCCTTGCAACAGAAGAAACGAGACAGACAGTCACGTCTTTACCCGCGCGCCAGCCTTCTTCTGCGCTGATCCAGCCGACGTCTAGGTTTGTGTCACGTTGAAATGACTCCACCGTTTGCTTTAAAAGCTCCTTAGACGGCACCAAGTACAAAACCCTTACCTGGTGTAGGGCACACCACGCTTGTGCTATCTTCGTCTTACCTGCGTTGGTTGCTGCATGAATTATACCACGCTTGTGCGCGAGCATAGCTTCCAGCACGCGTAGCTGGTGGCCGCTTTCAATTTCGTAATTCAGTGTGGCCCCTATACGGGGCGGGCACTCGTAGTCTGTTTGGATAGTAATGGAGGCTGGAAAACCGGCTGCTTCTAGGGCAGCCGTGGCTTCTGCCACCAGGCCGGTAGGGAGGGTCTTGCTGCGCTGGTTATAGAACTTGACGTACCCGTCCCAGCTCCCCGTCTGGTAGCCTGGGATGTGCCAATACTGTTTTGGGCGGGCACTCGTGGCGCTGTTTATCACTACATCCTCTTCGGGAGTAGTCTGCCACTTGCTAAAAATGTTATTGACGAACGCGTGTGCCACGCGTTAGATGACGTTCAAGGAGTCTTCTCGTTTTCTTGAACCACGACCACTGGCGGAGGGGTTTCACTAATCATGTTCGTAATTACTTCGCCAACTTTTTCCGCGGTGGCTGCGTCAAGCTTTTGCTCTACCACTACAGTTTGGGGTTCTTTCTTAGCGAACTTCTTTGGGTTCAGCGCGCGTTCCACGGCCTCGCTCACGCTCCTGAGTAGCATGAAAATATTCATTCTCGTCAGTACTGATATCAAAGTGAATAGCATAAAAAGGAACGCGATAAACCATTCAAAAAGGCCAAACTCACGGACGGCCCGGATACACGGGTGACAGATTTCATAAGCTTCCATGGTAAGTCCTATTTAACTTCAAAATGGCCCATGTCTCTTTGTTTCCATCGCCCACCCCAAGTCAGCCCAAGGCTCTCGCCTATGCGCCCTATCTCCTGCCAGACTGGGTCATTGGCGTCCCATTGCAGCTTGTCAGGGCCGTGCAGGTTCCACATTCCGTATGGACAAACGTCGATTGCTCTAGCCTTACCTCCAGCGTTTGGTAGGTGTTTACTGTGCGTTGTCCAAGATACGCCCTTCCTAATATTCTCTGCCTGTTCTGCAGGAGTCCTCAACGTGTCAATTATTTGAACCATAATACCCGCTTCAGTCAGGCGGGCCAGTAGTTCAAACACGGTTAATTTGAAGTTAGGATCTAGGTCGTCTAGTTTTCTACTCATATTACCTCTTAGTAGTGACTATACTTTTGATCTCTTTGAGCTGAGTTTCCATTGCGCCAATTCTTAGATTGGTGTTCTCTACCTGAGTCTTTAAGCCTTTGAGTTCGGTGTCTTGTAGCTGGAGCTGATAGCTGCTAGGCTGGCTATCCATCTTGGTGCCAATCTTGTCAATCAGCGTTTTCTCCAAGAGTGAAATACTTTGGGCCTGCATGGTGGCTACATCATTCATTATCTCCCTGTGCATCTTCCAGCCAAAGCCGACAATCGTGGTCAAGGTTACTACAAAGCTCGCACCTCCAGATATGACAGCCAGGCTGAACTTAGACCAGGAATTGTTACTTGGGGGCTTCATTTCTCTTACTCTCCCTGAGGGCCACAACTTTAGAGTACCGTTTGTCAAATTCTATCTTCTTGTACGAAGCGAACGGAATGATATGAAAAGTATCTTCCTTCGTTCTTATTTCTATATACGGGCTTGCCAGCGCGCCGCCGTATTTGAATATAGTTCTACCTTCCAGTGTATTCTCAGGCACCCAAATTTTGTCTATAATTTGATGGCCTGCTACCTCAAATTCTTGAGGATCTTTTTCTCCATGATACCAAACTTTTATGCCGTAGGAGTCTGGCAACTCTGGATCTTCTTTTGGAACAAAGTTTGAGATATTGGCTGCTGGATTCATACTATCTTTTCCTCATAATAAAGCGGACTCTTAAGGAGCGGGGCTGGATAGACTGGGTAGTAGATAACTGATTATCCGTGCCAGGAGAGGTATTGCCTGTAGCTCCTGTGCCCCCCGCCGCAGTAACACCCGTCCCTGCCCTAGTGTAATAATCGAGTGCCCCGGTATTGCTCATAAAACCGTATAGAACCGCGCCAGCTGCTACGTTAATCCCGCTCAGAGTGATTACAGTTTGGGCAACACCGTTACTCCGGTAGAAACGAATATCATCGCCGTCGTTTTCGCAGACTTCGAATTGGAGAGTTCCAGGCCCGTGCGTATGACTGGGGCCAGTATGATTATGTGAATTGACCGTATGGCTATGTTGTATGCTTACCTGGTGGCTCGCATTACCGACCGCTGTAGCAGCCCACACTCCATTGTGCAGGTTTGCCCCGCCATCGGTACCGAAACCTACTAGGTACCGACCAGATAAGTCTGGCATGGTCTGTCCGTTAAGAGGACTCATCGCGTCAGCAATAACCTGACCTCGACAATAATCCCAATACGCAGTATCGAAAGTCACAGCACCGTTAAAGTCGTAGAAAGGGATAATGGACCCGATGGGAACCGAGACTGAAATAGCCAGTTCACCAATTTCTTGGAGCGCAGCCTCAACATCAGTTCCGGTAAAGTAGCCTCCCACATCTTCAATAGGCACATCAGCAGCGCTGACCTGCCCTACACCCAGACCCCAATCAATGTTATCTTCGCCAACAATTCCTGGAGCGAGGGTCAAGCTCAGGTACTGCTTCACATCATTGTCAATATCTGCGTTGGCAATCGTTAGATCGCCTTGGCGGATTTGCACGTTGGCCAAGAGCGTCATATCATTGCCAGGGTAAGCCGCAGCGGTTTCAGTACCCAGCAAAGCCTCAGCTCCTTGGTAGAGGTGGAAGGAAACCAATTCTTCCTGGATCGTAAAAACTTGATCTCCAAAGCCGTCAAGGACTTCACTACCAGGCTTATCTACCAATGCATAGTGGGCATAGATAGAAACGATTCGCGCGTTGCCTACGACGGTAACTTGAATCGGGTCTCCGAGCTCGTCTTCTATAAAGGGTAGATTCTGGGTAGAGGCGCTGTAGAAGCGGCGTCCACTAGGATCGTAACCGCTACCAGCCGTGATGTCTACGGAGAAGTTTTGCCCGCCGCCTTTCTGGGTAACATCAAACCCACTGGCTACGCCGGTCTCCCCGGTCAAAGACAAGACCAGAGCCCTGTCCGTGCGCTCAACGTCGGCTATAAAGTTCTCTAGCCAATCAACATCTGCCAAAAATTTATAGTACCATAAATGACGATCCATTTAGCCCTCCTTAAGGGTGGACATAAGTATTTACTCCGACTTGCGAAAGTCCTACCATCCAGTGATTGAAAACATTGGGTATCTGATCATTACCAGGGAAAATTAAAGTGTAGTGAGTATGAGCGGGTTTCATGTAATCTGCTATCAAACGAATTATCAGTTCTTCATTTTCTGTGAGCTCTACTTCGGTTACAATAAAGAAATGATACGCCCATTTGCCAGGCTGGCTACAGTCTTCTCCGTTGTCCGTACTCTGGGCGTAAGGCTGTATTTCATCGTTGCGAACTAGCTGCGCCCCCCACGCGTACAGGTTGCCGGGTATACCAGCAGCAGTTTTAAGGCGGAACACCGCCTCTGTAGAGGGCTGGTTCGGCTTCATAGTGTGCATCAAATCAAAGCGTTGCCACGCGGTGGTTACGTTTAGATCCATTGCGGTCTTGTCTGTAGGATCGGTCGCGGCTTCAATAGAAAGGGTTATGACACAGGGGGCCGCAGCGCGAAGCCAAACACTAGCGGTAAAAGTCTCGTTGCCAACGAAAAAAGGAGTCGCCTCTTGAAAGATCTCTGCTCCAGCGCCGACCATGACCAGACGATCTGCTGGGCGTACCCAGGGCAAAGGCCCTTGCACATCATCCGGTACAACATTGGTACCGCCCGCCTTTTGCCAGACCGCATTGTCAAAATCCTCTGTCCAGTCTAGCATGTTGCAATAGACCCGGCTCCCGCCTACGAAAGTATTCAAGCCTATCTCGCTCTCGCCTACCCGCCAGCTATCTTCTGCCACACCGTGGGGGTCAATGATATCCACAATGATTCCAGTCAAGAAACGCACAGCATTGATAATGCCCCGCGCAGTGCCTTTCTGGCGGTAAATTCTCATGAGCAGCTTGACGAGCTTGCGCTTCTGGGTGAGGGTGAGGAATACCTTGTTGAACGGATTGCCTAAGTTCCTCAGCATCAGTTCCACAAAGATAGCAGGCGCTTGATCTGGATCGTAGATCTTCAAAAAGTTACGTGCAAATTCCCGCTCGCTCGTCATAAAATTCTGCACGACCTTTTTCCAGAAGGCAAAAATGCCATCTGGGTCATTGGCGTGGTAGATCCTCGGCGGTAGGTTTTCAGCTTCAGACATATTATGTCGTCTTGAATTGCAAGGTGTAAGTAGGGAATTCGTTTAGGTTTAGGTTCGTGTCTGCTGCAGGAGTCTCTAGAGTAAAGCTCAACACAGACTCCACGTTTTGGATAACCCAAATCAGTTTGTTGCGGTACACAGTTTGGGCAAAGCCGACTGTGTACTCTCCATCTTCGTCTAGATTTGTGCGCCCAAAAAACTCGTCTAGCGCAGCCCTGACTAGGGCCTGGAGGGTAGAGTCTTCGCCGTCTTCGAGAGTGGGGCCAGACAGGTCAAAATTATCTACGCCTGCGTCCACTTCACTCAGAGTATAGCTATTCCCAAAAGGGCCCGTGGTACGGGCGGTTATCGTCACTACCGCGCCTACAGAGCTGGCCTCTATGTCTTCAAGCAAGGGGTCTACACTGTCCGTGATTGCAGCAGCTATGTTGGCTGCAGATTCTATTTCATCTGCGCCTACTACCCAGTCAGTGTTATTGACTAGTGGTAGCCCGTTGATAACAACTGCGTCTCCTACGTCAAAACCGTTGTCCAGAACTGTGATGCTACCATTGGCTCTTACTCCAGTACCGTCATCGTCTTCCGGTTCAGGTACTAGATCCGCAATCACTATGGGGATATTGACGAAGCTTGGTCCGACGAGAATCATGTCTTGCGTTAAGGGCCGTGGGTTCTTCTCCATCTCCTCCAGTATCTGTGCCTTAAGCTCATCCGTCAAAGTGTCTGCGTTGGCTGGGAGAATGAAGCAAAACACAGTGTTCTCAGGAATCTGAGGATCGTCATTCACGGTTTTTACGTTGACCCTAGCTACGCCAGGCACGTTGCCAATGTTGACCTGAAAGTCTTCGTAGTCAATCGTGATCTCTTTAGCGGCTATGGATTTAGGGAGGCGTAGCTTGGTAACTTCAATCGCTTCCCGGTCACCGCCCCCGCTAGACTCTGCGTCATTGGTAACTACAAGGTCTACTGGATTGTTGTTCACGTCAAAGAAAGTGCCAGGTATATTTACGATAGAGCCAGGAGGAACGTTGCCCTGGCTGCCCCCGCCCACCTTGTAATCGTACACGATATCCGCGTTGACTTCAGGGGCCTTGCCGTTTACTCCGTCACCGAATATGACGGTGGCAATTTGGTCAGAGTTCACTTCTACTCGGTAGTGCTCGTCAGTGCCGTCAGAATCTAGAAAGTCATCGACCTCTGTCCAAACTGCGCCGTTCACCGTGACAATCATTGAGCCCTGGATAAAGGGGGCGTAGGTCATCTCAGTTTTGAAATCGCTGGTGCCGTCGCCTACATCCGCTTCAGTTTTCGTCTCCTGGTTTTTGGCCCCCACTTCACCGAAGATCGCTCCCATGGGTATGGTCAAATCTTCTACCGTTTCAAATACTAGACTCTCAGTCCCCTCAGTTGTGAGCTCTGTGCCTTCAGGTACAATGACATCAGCCGTGAAAGGCACGCCGTTGGCGTTGCTTATTTTGACGGTGGCCAATGCCGCAGTGTTGTTTGGGATATCGTAGGCGTACTGCTTAGCCAGGTTCGCCAGGGCTTGCGCTTCAGTCACGGTAGGTACAAAGCCCTGGCGTGCGTGGAAGTTTTGCATGTAGGCGATATTCGCTGCTACGAAGGCTATCCATTCTATAAACATGACCCCTTGGTTAGACTCCAAGGTGTCAGTCCACTTTACGAACTCACTCTTCGCCATCTGGAACAGGCTGTCTTTAAAGCCGTCGTAATCGTAAGTCCTAAACTCTACTTTGTCAAACTGACCCATTAAACACCGCCTTGCGCAAATTTAGGGAAGGCCACAGCAAAGTCATCAACCAATCCACGATTCTTGATCGAGTAAGAGCCGTATATTTCTAGTAGGCCCTGGTCTACGTTGATGACTACACCCACATCGTTTAAGAAAACACGTGGCTCCCATTTTTTAATCGCCTCGATAGTATAGACCCTAGCTAGTGATATCGTAATAGAATCAATAGGTTCCATAAGTAGCTCATGAATCCTAGACCCGAAGTCCGGTAACATCACGCGCTCTCCAATCCTGGTACCGAGGATTTGATGAATCGACATCTTAACCAGCAGGTAGATGTCGTTCGTAAATTCAAAGAAGCCCTTCTTATTAAATTTCTGGGGGAAGGTCATGCCATAGTCAGCTACTACACTCATTGTACACCTCCTGAAACGCCTGCACCTGGCTCCACGCCGGTATGCACGTGGCTTAGGAACAGCTTACCTTGGATCTTTACGCCGCCCGCTCCTATCTCCAGAACAACGCCGTTGAAATTAAGGAATATCCCATCACCGGTAATCTCTATAAATCGCTCCCCGTCTTTGTCTTTTATACGGAACTCGGTCTCCTCGTCGTTCATCTCTATGACCCACTTCTCGCTCTTCCTCACGCGGTTCTTTGCGCCGAGTACTTTGGCCTCTTCCGGCACTGCGCCGTTCTGGCGTGCCCAGTGGCCGCCGCTCCAAATAGGATGCTGAGGGTCGCCATTCTCAAACTCCACCCACACTGGCGAACCCTCAGGCGGTATCATGAAGTCGCCAAAATCCTGGCCCGCTGGGAAGCCCTTAGGCCAGGCCCAATCCTCAATCACATTGTCCCCGGCAATTTGCGGCACGCGTAGCTTCACCCTCCCCAGCTTTTCAGGGTCTTCGTTATCCACGATCGTCCCTCGATAATTGCCGTAGTAAATACCAAGAGACTCCAAGCCGTATTGCTTAATGGAGTCTAGTAGATCGCCAGTGCTAGTAGGATTGTCTGCCATTACAAGCTCAGCCCTCCCTGGCCGTACTTAATCCCACTCTTGGCCCCCACTATAACCTTGCCCACAGTCTCTTTGATTTGGGATATAGCGCTCTTCGTATTCTTGGGGCCGTTCAACGGCTTGCTAGATTTCTTACCTGTAGAACCGACGGCGTTGCGCTGGGCGTCAATGGAGTATTTGTAGCCGTCGCTCAGATCATGAGTGATGGCTAGGATACGGTAAATGCCAGAGAAGCGCTTGCCTATGCCGAGCACTTGAATAAGATCCCCGCTCTTAAGAAATGGATCGTCTGGGGAGGCCACTATCTCAAACTTAGCTTTGCAAGAATCTAGCAAAGACTTCCGGCGCTTGCCCTTAGCTATGGCCTGGAGCTGGCTGTCAGACTTAGGCGGCAAGATCAAAGACTTGCCCGTAGTCTGGCCTTGGGTAGGCTGCTTTTTCTTGCCACCGTTTAAGACCTTACCAGGAAAATCTACGTCAAAGGTAGATGGGTACTTATCCGTGGTGCGGCGGCTGCCTAGGTTCTGGACAGAGGTAGTGCCTTCGTCACTCTTGAAGATCTTGGTCTTGTGAGTAAAGGGGTCTACACTGACGGCCGTCGTTTGCCTCGAGCTCTTGGCGTTGTCCTGGTCTTTGATGCTGATCTCAAAGCTGAGTAACCTGGAGCTCCTGCCTGGTTCGTACTCGTAGGTGGCTTTTGGCGGCGAGCTCATGTCGCGCTTTTGGAAAACAACTTTATCATCTTGGATCTTAAAAAAGTGGTCTTCCGCTTGACTCTGCAGATACTTCAACACGTCATAGTCAGTACGCCCCCCCATAGAAAATGAAGAAATGATTTCCTTGCCCAGGTCATCGTCAACAATAGCTATAAGCTGGTTCTTCTGGGCAATGTGCTCTATCAATTTCTTGGGGCTGGTCTTTTTGTGCACCGACCAATTTTCGTCTAGCTTTAGGCGGCTGCCTTTATCCAGCGCTTGGATTTCTATTTCTCCGTGGCGGAACACTGGGCGCTTGACCAGAACCTTGCGCGGCGGGTGTAGCTTTGTAGGGAAGCCCCACTGGACTATCCACTCGGTGTTCTCGAGAAATTGGTCAGAGTCTACCAGCAGATTGTAGGGGTCTGCAAACGTTACTGAAAGCATGTCGTCTTCTTTTTCAGAATCTTGGTAGCTGAAGCGCGTGACCTGACTTGCAATGGCCATTTGCAAGGGCTGGCCTTTAGCCACAATCCTAACTATTAAGGGATCGTTGATCAGCATTACGAAGTAACCTTCTCCTGAAATTCAGCGACGTAAATTCTCTCTACGGTATTTTTACTGGGGAGGCGGATCTGCTTTCCAATCAACTTCTCTAAGTCTAGTCCGTCGGCAATGTTGTTATAGTGCAACACTAGCCACCAGTACCTCACGTCCCCTAGGAGGCGGTAGGCTATGATGTCTACTCTGTCGCCTTGACGCACCGTATAAAATTGGTCATCCTCCCGGTTTATTACTGGAGGGGCGTCTGCTATGCCCCACACGTAGGCAGACTGAGCCTCGTCGTAATAGGGCTTTGCGAACTTATAAAGACTATCTATCCGTACCTGTAGGCTCATCAGATCCTCAATACGTCGTCGTACCCCTTAGCACTGGTGGAGGTAGAGATTTCGACTAGGGTTAAATTTGCAGTGGCTTCACTAGGGAGCTGAGTAATGGGGTCTCTAGCCTGCCCCCACTCAATTTCAAATTGCTTCACTATCCAGATGTCGGTTGTGTAAAGCTGGCCCTGTATGACGACGACAGGATGCGGAGAACGGCTGGCTTCGCTTTCACCGTTATAATCTGGGTAGGCCAAGGCCTGTAGGAACTTCATAGCCTGCTGTACGTCCTGGCGGCTTTCCTGGCGCATGGTGAAGGTAATAGGCAGGGTAAGGGTGCGGGCAGTGCCGCCTTTGTAATGGTACTGCGGTACCGAGCGCGCCAGAGTAGCGAACTCTGTATAGTTGGCCCCGCCACTTTCTTTGCCGTTCACATTGTACTGGAAAGCCAAGCGCTCACGCGTGACCGTGTCTACAATGTAGCCGTACTCTGCCAGATCCAGCCGCCTAAATAATCCGGCCTTTAGCGAGTTACCTAAGCCAAAAAACTTGTCGGCGCTGATGTTGCCGTAAGAACTGATATCTCCAAGGCCTAGCTTATCCTTAAGATTCTCAGTGTTCAAGTAGCTCTTAGCATCATCGAATAGTTTGAAGCCGCTAAACAGTCCCATCTTAATTCCTCACTGTTTTAGTCTCATTCATTTCGTGTATGATATCCGCTATCTTCTTCCCTTCTATATTGACTGCGGTGGAGGTAATGGTAGCCTTTGGTACGTTAATTACATTGTTTATGGCGGGCATAGCTTGACGGCGTGCAGAGGGGTTTCTGACTGCAAGAACGTCGGCGTCTTCTTTGTTAAACGTACTCATGCCCCCATAGGCTAAGGTAGGGGCCGCTTGCTTTTGCATCGCTTTCCAGGGGGAGTCGGGCTGCATGCTGACCTGAATTTCCATGTTCATTTTGTCTAGCTTTTGGCGTAAGTCAGCAGCCATATCTCCAGCCAGGGGCAGGTATTCTAGGAACTCCAGGAATTTCATGGCTACTTTGCTAATCCATATCAAAATTCCTTTAAAGAAGTTAACTACGTTGTCAAACCAGCCGCCTACAGCCGCCGTCGCACTGTCCATGCACTCTCCCAGCCACACAACAAAAGCATCCCAGGCCATGCCCAGCGCCATGACCCACACGCTAAGCTCCGCGATTATTGTGTCCCAATTATCGTAGAGTAGCCATCCTATCGCGATGACTGCGGCGACGGCGGCGGCGATCAGTAAGAACGTGAGGGTGATAGGGCTGGCTACGGCCTGGACTATGAACAACGCTACAGCCAGGCCGCCTAGCACAAAGGAAAGGCCTACGATGGCGGCCACAGTAATTCCTATTGCCCTAGCCCACGCTGGATTCTTTTCTAGCCATTGGCCTACAACACCCGCAGCTTCAGTGAGTTTTTTAATCGTGGGGTTTAGCGCCTTCAGCATAGGCTCACCTATGGCGCGCTTTAGCTTTTTCCAAGACTGCTCAGCCTGATTCATGGCAAAATCATTGGTGGCACTGGCTTTTCTAAACGCTTGATCTGCCGCCCCTACCCCCTCTTTGACTTCCTTAAAGCTTTCTGCGTACATGCCCGCGTTCTTGCCACTTATCTGCAAGACTGCGTTCATGGCCCATACGCTGCCCAGTAACTTTTGGAGCTGACCTTCATTGCCCTTGGCAGCCTTGACGACTAGCTGCAAGGCACCTTGATAGCCCAAGGCCCCGATAGCAGCCTTGGCGCTGGAGAAATGGTTCTTCTTCCAGACCGCGTTAAGTTCGTCTGTAGGACGTATCATACCGCTAAGCGCCGCTTTCATCTGGGTAAAGGCTTCAGGGGCTTGCGTACCTTGCTTAGTCATCGTAGCAATGCTAGCGCCTACCTGTTCCAGATCGATGCCTAAGGTGGCTGCTAGAGGAGCGACGTCGGCTATATTCTTAGCCAGGTCGTCCATGTTGAGTTTGCCGAGTTTGACGGTAGTGAATAGCGTATCCGCTACGCTTTCGGCTTTATCCGCAGAGATAGACCACGCATTCAAGATCGTGGTTAAACCATCCACAGAGTCCGTGAGGCTAGCATTACCACCTATGGCCATACGGTTACCGACATCTAGCAACTTCACGCTGTCTGTGGCGTTGTCGTAACCAGCGGAAAGAATTTCGTATAGGGCCGCTGCTTCTTCGACTGCGTCAGTGCCAAATTGCACTGACATATCTTCTACACTTTTGGTGAGGCCCTTCATGTCCGTGGTCGAGGTGTCAACCTGGGTGGCAACCTGCGCCATCTGCCGCTCGAACTTCCTGGTCTCGTCAGTCAGGTCGGTGTACATACGCTTTGCAGAGGCCATTACTTGAGAGCCCGCTAAAGCGTTGAGCGTAGTTTGCAGCTTCTTAAGTGAAGACACTCCTTCTTCAGATTTGCCTTTAAGCTTGCCAAGACTTTCCCCCACTTTACGCGCGGGCGTAGTCACGCTGTCACGTAAAGTGAGGGTAATCCCAAGACCTAAGCTATCTGCGGCGGCCATACTATTTCCTAGTTTCTTTAGCTATCTCGTTTGCTCTATCGTTTTCATGATTAAGCTGCATGCGCAATCGTTGTACAAATGTCTGGCGTAGGCGCGTCGGTAATGCATAACCGAAGCTGGCTAAGGCGTGGTTACCGCCATAGTCTAAATACCAAAGCTCACCGTCTACGTCAGACTGGGGAACAAAAAATCAGGTACGCCAATAACGTCCTGCTTAGTGGAGCTGCCGCAGTTAGGGCAGGTCAAGGTCACAAGCGTGTCAATGGTGCATTCGTGCGCGCGTAGGTCTTTGCGTAGCTGGGTGATGTGGCGGCTCTTAAGGGTTTCAAGGGAAACTGGGAACTTGCCTTGGGGGGTTACCTCCCAGATTCTAACTGAGCGGAGCTTAGAATTGAAATCAGTTTCTTTTTCTTTGTTCAGCTTGGCTTCACTCTTACCAGTGGGGAGTTCGTAGTGGATGGTGCCTACGCCAAGATCTAGAGAGAATTCTCTCTCGTTCCCATGCGGGTAGGGCTTGATTCCCTCTAGAATTTCATCTAGATTTATTTCGTACTCGTTCTCAGTCTGGCAATCCGTGCACGTAGATTTTTGAGTAACAATAGGGCCATGGGTTAAGCGGCGGGCCTGTAGCAAGACAGTGTAGCGATCGCCCACTAGCATGTCATCAAATTTATTGGGGGGAACAGGGCCTGGTTCACCGTCTAGATTTTCTGTAACGCCAGTAAGATACTGGCCAATCGTTTCGACGATTTTGCCTTTTTCTCTTAGGCGGCCAAGTATCTTCTCTTCTCGACCAGTGCTCTCTAAAATGGTGATAGTCCTGCCGCTAGGCAGGGTAACTTCTTCTTTTTCTCTTTCGGGTAGGGCCGCAAAGCGGGCCGCTTCTACTTTAGACATGGTTCCTCCTTAGATTGTTAAGGAGGAATGAGCTTAGGACGGAATCCTAAGAATCGAGTCAACCGCGAAGACAACCTTCTCCATCACGTTCTCAGAAGAGGTTCTTTCCATCTCGTCCTTCTCTATCTCTTTAGGCCAAGCACCAATGATTTGATACTTCTCTAGGATAGAGGTGAGGTTGGGCTGCCAGAAGATTATATAGCCACTGCGTTTGTACTGGGAGGGGACGCCCATGGAGCCTAGTTCGTGGTTACTGACTTGCTTAAACCACTCGTAGGCCCAGTTCTCGTTCTTGTTGGCAAACATGAGCTTGTTAACTTCCATGTCGCCTACGGTCACCATACCGCCAGTCTTGATAATCAAGTTGGCAGCGCCGTGGGTAGCTTCCTCAATAGTCAGAGTAGGGATTTTTACCTTCTGAGCCAAGGCAGGTTCAAGACCATCGAACTCGATAGTCCACGCAAATTTCTTCCTCGGATTGACAGGGTTGGCAATAGCCATCTCATTCCTCCTTCTCGTTCTATTCAGAACTCCCAAACATCATCATTAAACAGTACTGGATTTAGAACTGCTGGATGTTCTGCAATTCAGTAAAATCAGCATCCGATTTCGTTATAACCGCTTCGATTCCGAAGTAGCGCAAGGTGCGGGTAGGCTTAATATAGATGCGGCAAGTGAATATACCCTGGTCAACTTTTTCAGGGGTGTTCAGTACCGCTTCTTCCAGGCTAGAAGCATCTTGGTCACAGAGAATCTTGTATTCATAGAACGCCCTGCGGCTCAGCAAGTCGGCCATATAAGGATCGATCAAGTTGAACACGCGCCGCCAGGTCACAGGATCGTTCGGCTCAAAGAGCCAGATCTTGTTGACATCCCGCAGGGCTTTGCGCATATAGATCAACAGTCTCCGGATATGTAGGCTTTGCAGAGCGCTGGGCAGGCTTTGCAAGGTCTGCTCATCGTAGATCATAGTACCCACATCGGGGAAGTCTACGATCGAATTGATTTGGCTGCTAGACAGAGCGTCTAGTTCTGCCTTGCGGGCAGGTGTACCCACGTTGTAATGGACGCCTAGGGTATTGAGCACTCTACCGCGCTGGAAACCGGCAGGGGCAAACCAGGCTTCGGCCTTGGAATCGCTGTAAGCCAGCACACCAAACACGTCTCCGATGACAGAGATGTCTATGGTGTTGTTGGTCTTGGGAGAGCGCACCTTGGGGCGGCCAAAGTACATTGCGCCGTAGCTGCTATTGAAAGCAGGATGGTCGTAGGGTGCTTCACCTTTGCGAAATTTAAGGGCGTCTGCAGAGTCTAAGACAGAGGCGGGCGGTTCACAATAGTAAATCATGTCTTCGCGGTTCTCGCAATAGGCTATACCAGCCATCGTGACTTCAGGGCTGCTAGCCTCGGGGCTACCCAGACCCATTGCATCGCTAACATCATCAAAGGCGTGGAAGCCGTTGCCCGCTACACTATCTCCTATCCAATCATCGTCATCCAATCCGGCCAGACCATCTACACCGCCAGCTAAGGGGGCGGGGCCAACAGCCGCAGGATTATCGATAACTACAGGGATAGCCGCGAGAGTGATAGTGCCAGTAGCAGCTACTGCAGCAGCTCCACCGGCTAGCGTCGCGCCAGAAAGGGTTAAGGCAGGGCCGGTCTTAGCCAGCGTGATAGCATTGCCGCCTACGCCAGGAGTAGCAGCAGTAATCGTGATGACCGAGCCGTCATCCACAGCGGTGACAGCAGCCAGACCGTCAATCAAGGCGGTCAACTCGGCAATGGTAGAGAACTCAGTAGGACTGGGAGCGGCGGCCTTGGTGAAAACAGTACCGCCGACCGTGATAGTATTTCCGTTTACGGGTACGCCGTAGGTTACAGTACCCGTTGCGGCCACAGCGTTTGCGCCGCCCGTGAGGTTAGCACCGGAAACGGTGATGTTTGGGCCTATGCTAGTAGCCGACATCGTAATAGCGTTACCGCCTACGCCAGCTACGGCGGCTACGACGTTCACAACGTTTGCCGCAGCAGTCGCGTTAACATCAGTCAGCGCATCAACCAGGTCTGCCACAACCACAGCCATCGCGGGCACATCATCAGGCGTGACCGGGAAATCCGTACCCGCAATAAAAGTAGAACCGTCAACCTCCACTTCATCACCGATAAAAGGATCACCGGACAGCATGTCCTCAGCTTTTACCAGTTTGGAATTTAGATTGAGGAAAGCCACCGCGTAACGGGGGTCACTCTCATTCATGCTCAGAGCCTTAAAGCTCTCGTTCATATCCGGCTGCTCAGCAAACTTAATGCTAATGTCAAAGCGCTGGGCGTCAGCCTGATTTGCAGTAATGGTCACCAGGAGGCCATTACCCCAAGTTCCATCGCTAGACGCACTTAGGGTAATGGTGTCATCTCCGTTGGCGTTTTTGAGGACGAGGGTGGCTAATTCGCTAGTCTTGGTAGTCTTGTCAGTGGGGTCGGTATAATGCACCACGCGGTTCACATAAAGCACTGCGCCCCTGTCTAGGGCCCGCTGGCAGACCAGGTCAGAGTTAGAGCTGGCTATGCTTATACCATAGGTTTCACGGAACTGAATCATAGACCCAATGAGAGTGCGCTCATTGACGGGCCCCCTACGCGCAGTGATCTGGATGCAATTGCGTCCTTGGGTGACTCCAGCAATATAAAAGCTAAGGTCTTTTTCAGTGAAAGAAACTTCAGGAGATCCGGAATTCTTAGGCATTGTGAGCCTCCTCTAATTCTAAACTTATTTTACGGGTTCTAGGCGGATAATTCTTTTCTTCTGTAGATCCCGCATCTGTTCAGTAATAGCTTGGGGAGAAACTACAGGAGGCACTTGGCCACCACGGCCTTGCAAGCGTAGGTTCAAATAGGCCGTCTTGCCCTGGTCATTGTAATACTGCACCGCTAAAATAGTCTCAGTGCAGTTGATAACACGGTAACCACGTACTGGTTTAGCAGCAGCTTCCAAACGGCCTGGCTGTACATCTTCTTTCTTGCCAAATCTTTTCATCTTCAACTCCTTATACAACTTCTGCTTGAGTTAGGATTTCCATAAGATCAATTTCTTGGTCTTGAATTTTCTGCAAGAAATTCATCTGAGATGTAGTTATATTCTTGCGCTCGAAATCCTGGAGCGGGCTCTTTACCCAGGCTTCAATCTGGTAGCGATAAACCCGCTCTCTAAAGTTTTCCTTAAGGTCATCCAAATTCCCAACATCCAGAAGTTCTATGGGGAACTGGTATTCAACACCTTCTATCGGCAGATACAAAACTCCGCGTTCTGGAAATCGGGTTAGGATAGCGTGGTCTATAGCTATCTGGTGCTTGGCGTAGTAGCACCACGTATCTAGCTGATACTGGAGGAGTACTGGGAGGGGGTGCTTAAAGGTGTAGCTATCCGGCACATTTTCGTAGAGCTTGCCGTCTACAATGTAGTCTTTCTTCTCTTCGCTGGGGACGAGTAAAGGGTTGCCCCCGATAGGAGTCGGTCGGTTCCTATCGACGTTGATGCCAAACAAATGCAAGCGCAGCCCTATCGTGGGGAGTTCAGGCCTATCCCTGCTGCTATCAAAGCCCATCACTACCAGACCCTCTATCTCGTCCTGCATTGGCAGGACAAAGTCGTAGAGGGCTTGGTTCAGGTTCACTACGCTAGGGAGTATGGTATTCTCATCCACTCTTGACTACCTCATCTAACGCTTTACGTACGGCCTTGTCATAGTTTTCGATAATCTTCGGTTTCATTTCTTGGAACGTAGGCCGGAATAAGGGACGGGGCTTAATATTCCGCTTGGCGCTGCCAAACTCTAAGACCTGAGCAATAAGCACTTGGTTCTTGCCGTCCGAGCTTTTGGCTGTCCTTAGCACGCCCACAAAAGCCTCTAGCCCGCCATCTGCTATTTTGTGGGTGACTGAATTGATGAGCGTGCTAGTCGCAATCCAAATCTTGTCGCTTAGCTTGTTCCTTATCTTCCATTTAAGATAAGCTTTGTTTAAAGCGTGCCAGCCAAGGTCTTGACTCTGGATGTGTTTGACCAGAGCTGCCTCTACCATCAAAGCACTTTTAGCAGTGGCCTTGGCTAGGTGCGGCTTCATTTGGTCATTCAGGTTCTTGACTCTATAGATCACCTTGTCCCAAGGGCCCGTCAGTTCACTCATGGAGCCTCCTCGAGAGGAGCTGCGCCATTGGGCGATTGAAATTTGCGGCGTACGCCAATCTGGAGGAAAGTGGGCCTGTGGGTCATCTGTGCAGTGCCCCCAAAGCTCACTATCTCGTAGGTCTCGCCTTCCATCTCTACTATGTCATTGTGGTCTAGCAGAATCTTGTTGTCAGCGTCTACTAGGCCGTCTTGCTCCACAAGGTGCCAGCCTATGTAGAGGTCAAACTCGTGGGTCTGGTCAGGGCCGCTGTCATTCCGGTACTGATCTTGTTCGCCACTGCGCCCGCCGCTAATGTAGTCACGGATAGCGAACGTGGGTATTTTGACTATCGTAGGTGGCTCAGCAAAAGCCGCGTTGACGTAGGTGGTCTTCACGATCGTGATAGGAAAAGCAAAAGTGTCAGCCACGTCATGGAGGGCTGTACGAATTTGCTGTTGTTGAATTGGATCTATTAAGTCTACCATCAGCAGCCGCAACCTCCCGCAGTCTTCTCCCAGTTGCCTTGGGGCTCGTCTACGCACGTATCTTCAATGGGGTCTGCACAGGCCATGACCTTTTTCAGGAGGAGGCCCATAGAGGAGATGTCTATGGCACCCTCACCATCTCCGTAGCCCTCAGCATCTTCAAGCTCGTCCAGCTTATCTTCAAGTTCTTTAACGAACTCCTTAAGCCAGTCCAGTTTGTTGTTGCGGAAGGACGCACTGGCTGGGCCGCCAGTGGCAGTCACTACGTCATCTTTGTAATAGGAAATTGCGCTCTTGTTGAGTTCTAGGGCTGCGCGGGTGGCAATCATCTCCGACTGGAGAATGGTGAGGTCAGCAATGTCAGTGTAAGTAACCTCACTGCCATTGCCTCCGTAGAGCTTGTAGTAGCTGGCAGAGTATTGGAGGGCCTGTACCTTATTGTCTTCCTTGAAGATGGGGTCTGTGCCCTCACCTAGGATGTGACGCGTACGCAGTAACATCCTCTCGACACGGGCATAGCTGGAAAAACCTAGGGCCACGGGGGTATCCTCTCAAGCTAAGGGTTAACGGGCTAGCGCCCTCCTTAGGCTTTAGGGAGAGGGGCTTTCTTAAACTTCTCGGCTAGCTTTTTCGTCCTGTCATCAAAGTCACCGCT